GTAAGCGCATCAAACCTTTTATAGAATAACATCTCAATAGTCTGTGCGCTTGCGGGGATTGGCCCTAACTGAATCTCATCAGCAAGGATAGTATAAGCCTTGGGGGTTCCAGTACCAGAGCCTCCATACAGTCTATCATATATTTCTGGCGTGATATACTCTAATGACGTAATGGGAGATGTGTTTATCTGCAAATTACGCATCTGTATGAAGTTGGTAGGCAGGGCGAGATTTCTTTGACTGGCAACCGTGGAAGCAGTCTGCTTTGTTTCCATAGCCCTAATACGAAGCAGGCGATTAAACCTTGCTTCTGCCAGAGCAATAAACTCTGGTATCCTATCGGTTAAGTCATCCCTGTCTAACCAGTTGGCAACAGCGGTGTTTAACTCGCTGTAATTTGATATTGCCATTTTACTTGCTTAGTTCAGTGATGTATACCGTTGCTGTTCCAGTACCGGTAATAGCCGCGCCTTTGGAAGCATCGCTAACCTTAAACCAGTAAGGTGTGTTTGCCGCGATATAAGTAGACGAGGTGGTCGCAGTAGGCGTACCAGCAAAGTCTACAAAACAAGCCGCAGTAGCCGTAACCATCACAGCCGCAACTCCTGTATCAAAGGCGGAGGTAGCGGTTGATCCACTTGAAGTGGTGGCAGACAACGTATGGGTTGTCAAAGGTCGCCAAACATTGTTAATGTCAACGTAACTCATATCTTTATCCTATATATTAGTGGGTGCTACTTTAAAGTATTTATTGTCTGGATCGTTGAGATACTTGGCTAACAGTTTGCTATCCTTCTGAATAGCGCCGTTAGTTTCCTGCATCCATTTTTCCCAAACATTAAATGGAATAGAGGCGGCTTTATGCCACTCCCCTCTTTTGCCCATAGTTCTTTTATCACCATAGGCATTGTATTCTTTCTTGTTCTGCTCTAGGATTGGTTCTACATCCTGAACAGTATTAAATGTACCAGTACCGTCTGCGTGTTCATGCACATACGTTGTTCTGTACGGAGTTTGGTCAAATATTGCTTTCTTAGACACAGTAAGTCTTTACCCCGCCTATGTTTTTTCTGACACCGTTGTCTTTCATATCTTTAAGGTGCTTATCAAGCAACTGGTCAGAGTTCATTGGTTTACGCTTGCTCTTTTTGGAAGGAGCCGCGCCCAGTTTTTTTGCTAACTTTTGTTCTGCTTTATTCATAAGCGCAACTAATTAATATGACCTTCTTTTTTTGGCTTTTTTGACTTTCTTTACTTTTGATTTCTTTCTCTTGCCAAACATTTCATCACCAAAATTTTGCCAACCGCCTGCTATACCCATACCAATACCGCCAAGAGTAGCACCTGTCACTCCGCCCATAATTTTATCGCCAGTTGTTTCAAGCAACGCTCTTTTTTGAGGTATCCTTCCACCACCCGCATTAAGGCCAGCACCAACTAAAGGGTCGCCAATGCCTAGAGGTTTTACAGATTCCTTATATTTCTTCTTGTATTTGATACGATCAGCCATATTATTGCATCCTTATGAGTAGATTGGGGGCGAGTTTCCCCGCCCCCTACCTATTTACACCTTGATGTCAGCCAAGAAGCCAGACGATTTTTCGTTGTTGACCTTCAGGCCATACTCAACGAGCAACATCTGTTGTATGGAGTCACCAGTTTTAGCGAGGGTTTCCGTCTTGAAGGGACGGAGATAAGCAACTTCAAAGAAGTCCATATCCAGAACAAACAAATCCTGATCGCGGAATTGATTTCTGCTTGGTACAATCTGAAAAGTTCCAAAATCGCTAACATACACATCGACGGCTGCCACGACGTGCGCGGGAGCCACCTTGTCTGCCGAGGTACGCAACTCGGATACGCTATGAGCAAGATCAGAGATAGCCTGTTTAATAGCAGGCTTACACATAATCATGTCAGGTTCACCACCTTCGTTATAAGTGTCCTTAATGACTTCTTTCAGCATGGCTTCCGTGATAGAAGCCGTAGCCGTAGCATCGGTAGGTGCGGACGTACCAGAACCGCCAGCCGCAGGCGAACCACTTGAGGGATTGCCTGAAACCCAGTTCGTAGCAAGCCAAGTCGAAAGACCGCCAGTTTTACGAGCCGTTGCACCAGAACCGAAAGAACCGCCAACACCGGCGTTCTGGGCTTCGTTGCGGGTCAACTGATATTCCATATCTCGTTTCAACTGTTTGGCCTTCTTAGCCAACTGGTATGCCTGTGCAGACTTGAAGCCTGCGTTATTAACGGCTTCGTTAGTGCCGGTAGTTTGGACTACATAGCGAGAAATCTGCGTGTAGTTACCAACGCGAGTTGGTACTGCACGAGCATCTGCACTTGCATCATCGCCTTCTATCTGCTGGTTCGAGGAACCGGCGGCGATTGTGTCAGTCTGCCACTCAAAATAAGTATTATCAGCGGTAGACTTGCCACAACCAGACATGAAGGGAGTATCAAGCGGCGCGATGTTGTAGATAATATCGCTCAAGTCCTCACGAATTGAACTAAGCCGAGTGCTACCACTACCGGAAGCAAAGGTATAGTTCGTATTAGTAGGAACTGCCATAGTTAATTACTCCTAATTAAAGGTCTATAAAATCCTCTAAAAGACTAGCGGCATCTCTTGAATGTCCTGTCTTTTGGAGGCGCTTCATCTTATCAGCACGTTGACTACGATCACTGGATTTTTTAGTTACGCCTTTTCCTGATCTTACCACTTTGGGTTTGTTCTTAATCTTCTTCGCTTTAACATCAGACTTCTGAAGCGCATCATATTTCTGCGCTTTCATAAGAACGATTAGCGATCTATGGTCGATTAGTTGCTGCAATTCTTCTTTCGTGAATCCCTGTTCAACAGCATACGCAGAAAGTTCACCCGCCATCTTGCCACGCTTCTCTGTATCATTCCATTCAGGCACAGCGGCTACTAACTTTGTGTGTTCTTCCTGAACGGCCAGTTGACGTAACTTGGCTGTTTCTTCCTGTTGCTTCTGAAAGGCTTTACCCTGTTCCTCCTGCGCTTGGCGAACACGGTCTTGAACCTCTCTCAGTTCTTCCTTCTTAGTAACAAATGCAATGGGGTCTGTTTGTCGCAGATTTTCCCAATCAACATTTTGAAACTGCTCTAATCCACCCATAGAGTTTTGAACAAATTGTCCAAGTGCGTCTATGTACTGTTGACGCTCCGTTTGTGCTTGAGAGATTTCACTAGACCACTGCTGTTGCAGTTGCTCCATTTCACCCCTCTTGCTTGCAAGTTCTTGCGTTTTTCGGGTATAGTCAGACTGCCGGGAGTACCCTTGTATAAGTTCGTCAAGGTCTACCTCAACCTCTTCACCATCTACTTTAACTGCGTAGGTGGTATTAAGATTGGATTCCTCTTCGTCCTCATATTCGTCTAACTCTTCCTCAGATTCTTCTTCATCCTCAACGGACTCATCTTCATCTTCGGAAACCTCTTCAGATGATTCGTCTTGAATTTCTTCAGTAGACTCTTCAACTTCTTCAGGTTGTGCCTCTTCGGATTCTGGTTTGACCTCTTCAGGTTCCATCATTCCTAGTAAGGCGTTGGTTGCTGACACGATACTACCGTCAGTAAGTTGCGGGGCTTCTTGCTTATCCGCCATAATAAATTCTCCTATATATGGTATTCCTTGAGTTTCTCTGCCATCTCTCCAGTTTCAACAATACTGGTTAGATGAAGGCGTAGTCGTTCAAGGAGTCGTAATGAAAGCCAGCATTGCTCCCGGCTTTCGACATCGTTCACACTTGAGTGCGCCCAAGTGTTAAAAATACTTTCTCCTAGTTGGTCAAATGCTTCGTTGTATAATGGGTCGTTAAGAATGCGTTTAGCGTGTTCCTGCCTTAGTTCGTCGCTCATGTTGCTCCTATTGCTACGGCCCTCTTCTGTTCTCGCTCAAGGGCCAGTTCTTCTGCTTTAAGTTGTGCATCTACAGCGGCTTCCTGTGCGTCCTGCTGGACTTTCATCATCTTAACTTGTAGGTCGCCCTGTTTGATTTCCAACTCCTTCATTTTAATCTGTTGTTCCATCATTTGAGCCTGCTGTTCTGGATCAGGTTGTTCAGGCTCTGGGGGAGGTGGAGCGGTTAGGTAGTCATCTACATTCTGATATCCCATAGCCTTAACCAATGCAGAACCCAGATTGTACATATTCTGAGGGGTTACGATTGGGAGTCCACCCTGCATGGCTTGTGCGGCAAACTGAATCATCTGTGACAGGTGAGCCATCTGCTGATCCTTTGATCCATTTCCTAAAGCAACGGATACAGTGCAGTCCATCTTATCTGACCACATATCTGGGCGCACAGGAATCCATTCGTTCCTTAACATAACTACTCGCTCTTTGTCCTGATATTTAAGGAGCAGTTCGTAGATGCACCACATCAACTCTTTAACACCAGTTTCGGCAAACTGTCTTGCAATCATCTCCACTCTTGACTGAGCGTTAGTCATCACAGCATTAACGGCAGTAGCCGTGGTATGTGATGTTAGAGCATCTGCGTTAATTCCTTGAGTATTCTTGTTTACCCCTGATCTTGCTTCCCTAACCTCATCCAGATAAGAAAGCATCTGGAAGGATTCTGGCTGTAGGGGAGGGGTAGCCAA